TTATTTGACTTCTTATCCGTGCAAAGGTATTAAATAACGCACGTACGAGCAAAAATATTGTGCAATAATTGCAAATTTGAATCTGAGTTTCCCCGTAAGTCTCTAGAAAACTATATCTTTGCGCACTGGCGGGAGCCGACCCTAGCCCCAGGGGCTTGAAACACGGAAATCAAGCCCTCAGATGCCTAGAACGCCGATTGCCGCCAAAAAGATGAATCATTCAGTCACACAAAATGTGGCGAAATGAGGCGGTTTGTTTACAGATAGTTTACTGAAAACAAAAATTGATTAGATGCCGAGTTTTGTAGAAAAAGAGAGAGTAACAATTAAAAACTTGGCACAATGACAACTTTTAAAATCTGCGTAAGGACGCAACGAAAAGATGGGTTATGGCCGGTCTATATCCGGGTGACTCATGACAGGCAGGTCGGCTACCTACGTACCGACAAGATTGTATCTTCCAAAGGGCTCAACAAGGCAGGAGAAGTGAGCGACGTCTACGTCGTCACCGGACTGAGCCGTAAGATTATGGGCTACCTAGACCAACTGAACCGTGAGGACACCGACGAGTGGACGGTGGCACAAATCATAAGTTTTCTGACCGGAACCTCAAGCAAGATCACCTTCTCGAAGTATATGCACCAGGTGATCGACAAACTGTATAGTGAGAACCGGATGGGCACCTATAAGCATAAGAGCAGCGCGGTCTTTCACCTGGAGAAATTTGCCGGCAAGAATATTCAGTTTCGCGAAGTCACGCCCTCGCTGCTGCAGTCTTGGAAAGAGTCCATGAAATTCAAGGAGACCACCCTGATGGCCTACCTGTGCATTATACGCAAGATGTGGCATGACGCGATGGCCGAGTACAATGACCCGACCACCGGCAACATGCTGATAAGGACCGACCCGTTTGCCCATCTTGACATCAGCTACGTGCGCGCTAATGTTAAACGTGCCATACCTCCCAAGGACTGCCGCCGCTTCTTTTCCACCATCGTGCATCGTAAATATATGACGCGTATCAACGCCGAGTTTGTGCGTGACGTCGCTATGCTCTCCTTCTGTCTGGCAGGCATGAATGCCGCGGATCTGTACAACCTGAAGAAGACCAACTACAAGGATGGCATCATCCACTACAACCGCAAGAAAACTATGGGCAGGCGCCAGGACAAGGCGTACTTCGAGATACGCGTGCCGGCTATCGTCTACCCGCTGATGGAGAAGTACGCGACGCCACCCGAGTGTGAGTGGCTGTTTAACTTCCACGACGTGCGGTCCGAGGAGAAACACTTTGTCATGTCGATGAGTAATGTGCTCAGATTGGTGGGAGAGTCGCTCAATCTATCAGAGAAGCTTTGCTTTTACACGTTTCGCCACACGTGGGCCACCTATGCTCAGAACTATTGCGGCGCCTCCATCGGCGACGTAGCGTTTGCCCTAAACCACACGATGAAGGACCAGGTAACGCGAGGTTACATCAAGCTCAACTTCGAGCCGGTGTGGGAGCTTAACGACAAGGTCATCGACTTCGTTTTCTTTCAGAACGAGGATGAGGTGGAGGAGGAGCGAGAGCTGCGCAGGCAAGAGTACATCATCACCCCTAAGGTGCAGGTGCATGGCACCATCTATTATCGTGGGAGCCTGCTGGGTGAGGTTGAGGACCGAGGGTATCACTCGGAAGAAGAGGTCATCGAGCAGCTGCAGCTCTTCATCGACGACCGCGTACCTAAGGGCAGCATACTGCAGTACAAGATAGAGCTGGAGACAGGCGCCAGCCGCGTCTATTGCCGCACGCGAGAGTAAACTAGAATATTACGATACACAAAATAGAGGCCGGCACGCGGGTATCACCCATGCGTGCCGGCCTCCCTAGTTTTGCGCCGTCTACTGTAGACCATACTAGACCGACTCCTCGTCTCCTCCAGAAAGTTTGCGCAGTTCGTCCTCGATGGTCTTCTGCACGCCCCGCTCCACGTCGATGGAGATAGAGGTGGGCTTAGGCACGTTGAACTCCACGAGCTTAATCCACACGTAGATCATATCCTTAGGAGCGAGCATCTTGATGTTCGCCTTCACGTCGTCGACCATGCCGGCCGCGAGGTCAGCGATAAGCTCGCGCGTGATTTTGGTCACTTTGTTTGGGGTGCCGGACTTCCGGCCCCCTGTTTTCTTACCTTCCATAATGCGTCTAGTTAAACATAAATAACGCGGCAAATATAACAGCGTACCTTTGCCCCTATTGAATAACTTTAATCATCATACATTATGGTCAATTGGCTGAAGATAGCCGGTGCTGTGACCCGCCTGGGAGGAAACATCGCCTCCAACGCCATCGCACGCCGTCGTGAGAAACGTAAGATTAAGTCGCTGCAGAAACAGCGAGCAGAGAACAAACAATGGTACGACCAGCGCTACAACGAGGACGCCACGCAGCGTGCCGATGCGCAGGCACTACTGAACACTACCCTGCAGAGCGTCCGAGAGCGCAACCGCGCAGCCGCCGGCCAGCAGGCTGTCATGGGTGGCACCGATGAGTCGGTGGCTGCGACGAAAGAGCAGGGCAACCAGTTGATGGCCAATGCTATCTCGCAGATCAACTCCGATGCTGCGAGCCGCAAGGATGACATCGAGCAGCAGTACCGAGCCACAGACTCGCAGCTGCAGGCCGACATCAACGATGTGCGCGACCAGCGTTCGGCACGTATCGGCAAGAGTGTGGTCGGCTACGCCAATACTGCAGCCGACATGATGGAGAATGCTCAAGGTTTTCTGAACTAATATCAGCGAGTTATGGCAGCACTATATGATGGTAGGGATGATACCCCACTGATGACGAGACAAGCGACGCAACCCGCAAGTCCTGCGACAACCGATGATACAACACCTGCACCTTCTATTCCATCGGACCCGATATATATCGGCAAGAATCAAGGAGGTCAAGCGACACCACCTGCAGGCACAGCAACCGTAGGTGGAACAACTACTCCCAAATATAAGGGTATCCGTGGCGCATGGCAGTACATGAAGGACAGCTGGAAGGAGACCACTGCCGGCATGAGACAGCAACAGCAGGATGAGCAGGCCGAGACAGGCCGACTAGCTGATACAGATGCACCAATTGAGGGCGACACCTCCGAGGTGGATCTGTTCCAGTACTTCAACAAACAACCCTCCAAGGAGGAGCTTGCGCGCGAGCAGCGCAGGCTGCAGCGTGAGGAGCAGTGGGCCGGCATCAAGGATGCTCTGAACGCCCTCTCGGAGATGAATACGTCGCAGAATCATCAGTATGTTCCCCGCACCACCTTGTCCGACAAGGCGAGGGCACGACGTGAAGCCATCACCGCACAGCGTCAGAAGGAACGTAACAACTACTACCAAGGCTACATGCAGGCGCGTGCCGCCGATGCGCAGCGCTTACTACAACGGCGCCAGGAGGAACGGCAGAAGGTGCTCGAGCAGCAGGCCGATGAAAAATATCAGGCAGAGCTCGCTAAGACGCAGGCGGAGGCCGAATACAACAAGGCAAAAGCCGAGGCAGCGCGCCGCGGGAAGACAACGACGTCGAAAAGCTCAAAGCCCTACACCACGATGGTCATGGATGGGAAAGAAGTTTCCTTCCAGGATCAGAGTGAATACGAAAGATATGTACGGGATAAGGCCAGTGAGTATGGCATCTCAGATACAGTGAACGACGGGAATGTGTTCAATCCTCACACAAGGAAGAAGACCATCAATGAAATTGCCGCCGAGGTGCAGGCAGAAAATAGGAAGCGCACGAGCAAGTCCTCGCCATCAGCTCAAGGCGGCAATAGTGGAGGCGGTAATAATGCGGATGCAAATGGAGAAGATTACGACGAATTTTGATTAAACCCCATACGAATATGCCAAATCAAAGTAGTCTCAAAAAGATATACGATACACTAGTCAGCAAGGGCTACGACATGGAGCCCGAGCAAGAGTTTTATCACAACATGGACTCGCCGGACAGCCGCCGACGAGTCTATGACGCGTTGAAGCAAGAGGGGTATAACCTCCGACCTTATGATGACTTCTACGCACGTATGGGCTATGGGCAGCAGCCACAGCAGACGGAAGTGCAGGGCACTCCTACACCTCAGGGTGCATCCCCCGCCATGCTTTTTGCCCAGCAGGCGCGAGATGACAGGCGCGAGACAGTGTCGGAGCATGCTGAGCAGAGAAAGGCTAAGACTCAGTCCGCACAAACCAAGCCACAGCAGGCTCCGGCTAAGCCACGTGCACCTGAACTTCCGCCCGAGGAGGAAGAGGAGCAGTCCCCTTACGGACCTTTGGCCGACCAAATGCTGAATGGAAAGACACCGCAGGAGCAGGCGCGTGAGCTGATGACCGGGCAATCCGCACAACCTACCGCAGAGCAGCGGGCATGGATGTGGCAGCAGGTAGAACAGCTGAAGCAACAGGTAAAGCAACAAAGTGCATCAGTTGACCAGCAGCTATCGCAGGCTAGAGAGTATGTAGAACGCTCAGCAGGCAACGCAGCAGGTATCCAGGGCAAGGCAGTACGTGGCAATATCGAGTACAATCCCCTGACGGGAGAGATGGAGCAGGCGTACATCACGCCTACCGGCTACAAGACCTTTGATAAGAATCAGGCGGATGCTGAGGCTAGAGACTACCGCTATTCGATGCCACGAGATGTCAACTACATGGCTTCTAAGATAGGTGATATTAAATCGGATATCGAGTCGAAAATTGACAGCATATATGCCGAAAAAGACAATCCGTACTCCATGATAGAAATGGCGTATGGTAATACACATACAGCAGTCAACGACCCGGATGTCTTAAACTATCACGCGGCTCTTAGCTCATTGAATAACGCTCAGCAACTATGGGAAGAAGCTAAGAAAGAGAAGAACGAAAGTTGGTACAATCCATCGTCTCTTGGACGAGGTGTCGCACATAAGCTCTTTGACGTAAGGACGTGGGACTTTGGTATTACAGACGCAGTTGACATGTCTCGTTTAAAGGCCGCAATCAATAAGGCCGATGCCGGAGAAGATCTGACAGAGTCGGAACAGATGTTACTCGATGCCAAGGCTATCGAGATGGCCATAACCGCTGCAAAACAGAGCGATGTCGGTTTCGGATACGAGATGGGTTCGACAATCGGCGAGCTAGTCCCGATGCTGCTGGAGATGTATATCAATCCCGCAGCAGGTGTGGGTAAGAGTGCACAGTCCAAACTCTTGCGCTTTGCGATGAAGAGGTTTGGAAAGACGGCTCTTGTCAACAGTCCCCGTATGCTTAGGTTTGGGCTAGGTACAGCCCGCGTACTGGGTGACATAACCGGTGCCGGCATCATGACGGGTACTACCAGCTTAGGCAGGACGTACGCAGATGCCATGCAGCGAGAGATTGGTCAGATTCAGTATGGACCGGCACAAGGTGGTACCATCCAGTACACCGGACACAGCGACGGTGAAAGCGCCGGCAAATCCTTTGCCAAAGCCTATGGTGCCAAGACCGCAGAGTGGGTAGGACTGATGGCAGGTGGATGGTTCAAGCCCGTCGAGGCTGCAGCCGGTGAGGCTATCGCCAATACGACACGCAAGATGGGACTGGGTGCCGTCAACGACTTCATGGCCAACCTCTCAGACAAGGAATACATGCAGATCCTGGGAGACCTGGGTAAGCGCAGCGGACTCATGACTGACTTCTCCATCAAGGAAGGTGGTAATGGCACGCTGAATAACGTGCTGGGTATCAAGGTGGGCGAGGCGATGAACGCACTCACCGTGGGCGACATCACGATGGATAAAGACCCGGATACAGGTTACTTCAACTTCAAGCGCAACCTGAACACCCTGCTCTCCTTTGCCGCCCTCGATGGCATGATGAACGTACACAAGGTGCTCAGCTACCGCACGCCCAAGTATCAGGCCAAGCTCGACATCGATAGAGCATCACATGCAGCGTCGCTCGCTTTCGGCGATCCAAAGAAGTGGGAGGTCGTTAAGACCGGCCTGCTAGGTGGTACTTTGTTTAGAGACCTCTTTGCCTATAGGCAGGGAGCGCAGCTGCTGCGTGATGAGCGAGCTCGCTGGAGAGAGAATGGCTACTACGATGGTGGAGACGTACCAACAGATAGGTGGGATGAACTCGAGAAGATGCTGGACGATGGCCGCAATGGCACAGGAGAAGCAGGTGTCGCATACAAGGCCCTGGAAGACATCCTCACGAACAAGGACTATGACGCATTTCAACGTCGCGCAGCCCTGCAATATATTATGGCTGTCATCCGATACGAGAGTATGGTCCATGGTGAACGTATGCGCAGCCAGCGTGCCCCTGAGCCCGGAGTGGTAGACCCGCAGAGACGCCTCGAGCAGGGAGATGATCCTTTACTCTCTCAGGGAGATGATCCTTTGCTCCTGCAGGCTGCTGACGAGTACGAGGCAGGCCGCGAGCAATGGCAGGCCCGCCAGGAGGGAGCTGAAGGTGCCGCCCAACAGGTGGATGCCACCTCCGACCGTATGCAGACTGCCATAGACCAGCTCGTGCAGGCCTATGGCCCCGATGCTGAGGCCATAGTGGATATGGTAGAGCAGCGCCCGCAGTACGTTATACAGACCGCCAAGGACGATGCACAACGTGCAGCTGCGATGGCCTACCTTAACGCCAAGGCCGCTATGGATGGCATCACGGATGCCGCCAACGAACAGGCTGAGGAACGTCGTATGCAGGTGGAGCACGACATCCGTCTCCGCACTTACAAGATGACCGGCCAGCTGCAGCCCGCGACACTCAAAGCAGGAGACGCTGAGGTCTTCATCATCGACGGACGTATCAGCGCCTCACAGGACGGCATGGGCATCGACGTGGACCTGAGCGACGATACCATCATCGTCTACAATCCGGAGAGTGACTCCTACGAGATGATGTCTCCGGACCAGCTGCTTAAGCTCAGTGACCCAGTCAACGCCGAACAGGCTATCGCTGAGGCCCAACAACAGATTGATGCAGAGCTGCAGGCTTCCCTGCAGCCGTCGAAGTATAAGCGAGGCGAAATCACCCTCAGGGGCGAGGACGGCCAAGAGCATTTTGCTTTAGTCACAGGTGACAAGGATGCCGATGGCAATATCCAGGTGTACATATCCGATGGAAACGGGAATGCCGGACACCTCGAGTACTTCACCGAGCAGCAGCTGGATGATCTTGCAGTCAACTATACGCCTGATGAGGCGCAACCCGCAGCGGAGTCTTCCGCTGATGGGACCGCACCATCGGCACCGGAAGCCCCGACCGAGCCGGTGCCAGCAGTGCCAGAGGTACCACCTACCCAGCCTGAGCCGCAGTCCGCCCTATCCAGAGTCCCCCGCAGCGAGAAAGGTGAGCCGCTCTACGAGCAGGCTGACGCCGCCACGGGATGGGACGCACTGGTAGAGGATATGGGCAGCGCCGATGCCGCCAAGGAGGTGGCCGATGCACAGGTGGAGCAATACGAGAAGCGACTGAAGAACATCACGAGCAATCGTAAGAAACTCAAAGGAACGCCCGCCGAGATGAAGGCGCAGCGTGAGCAGCGTGAGGCACTGCAGCATCAGACGGAGACGACGCTGGAAGCCTGGAAGAAGATAGCCGGCGAGCAGGAGCGCCGCCGCGTAGCTGAAGATACACAGCGACAGCAGGAGGCCCGCAAGGCCGCCGAGGAAAAGGCCGCCGCTGAGCAGGCAGAGCGCGCCGCCCGTGAGCAACGAGAGCGAGAGGAGCTGGAAGCCCTCAATGGTGTACCCGAGATGGCCGTAGACCGTCCCGCAGATGCTCGTGCCCGTGGCTACCGACGTGTCGGTCAGCAGAAGGTCGAGCGTCAGGCACCCATCACCCAGAAGGTGGAAGGTGCCGCCGTACAGATAAAGTTCTCACAAGAGGACAGCCCCGCCGGGCACGTCACCGTCATCGAGGCCGACCAGCTGCAGCCCAGCCACATCCAGGGCCACCGCAACCCGTACTACTTCATCAACGAGGCGCAGCCTAAAGACCGCGTCGATGCCGCCAGCGTCACGTCGGCACAGAAGATAGCAGGCAATATCAATCCCGAGGAGATAACAGGCTCCATCACTGCCTACACGGGTGCCCCCGTCGTCAACAGCCGCGGTGAGGTTATCCAGGGCAACAACCGCAGCGATGCCCTGCGCCTGATGTATGACAACAACGACGAGAACGCTGCACGCTACAAACAGTATTTACTTGAAAACGCAGAACGCCTGGGGCTAGATCCGGAGCAGATACGCGCGATGAAGCGCCCTGTCCTGGTCAACATGCTCGAGGCAGACGACGCCGAGGCCATCCGTCTCGGCCAGTTTGGAGCACAGGACACGGAGAGTGGCGGACGCGAGCGCATCAAGCCCGAGGCCACCGTCCAGAAGCTGGGAGACAAGATGAGCAACTTCGTCTCTATGTTGCTCCGTGGTGAGGACGATGAAGGCTTCGCCCAGCTCGTGGACCGCAATGGTGTCGACGTCATCAAGTGGATGGCGCGTCAGGGCATCATCTCGCAGACCCAGGCGCAGAGTGCTTTCACCACCGATGGCAACCTAGCCCCCGAGGCGCAGAACGACCTGCGCGACGTGCTCTACCAGAGCATCTTCCAAGGTGCGCCGACGCGTGCCAAGGAGATGTTCGCCAAGCTCCCTGCCAAGGCACAGAAGGCTATCCTGTCCACCGCCTACCGCGACTACGACAGTCCGGCAGCCGACCGCCTGTTGACCGAGCTGCAGAACTCCATCACCGCCTACAACGACCTGATGACCGACGAGAGCTTTGCCGCCTCCACCGACGTGCAGAGTGCACTGGCAGCCATCCGCGGGTGGGGTAGACAGCTTTCTTTGGGAGATACTGAGGCTCAGTCGGTTAATCCATCGGAAAAATATAGTAACTTTGCGCTCAGACTGGCAGCGCTGTACCGCGGCGAGAAGCAGAGCTCGATACAGAAAGTCTTCAACGACCTCTATGACACCATCCAGGGCAAGGGTGAGGACTCTCTCTTCGGCGAGGCGGACCACACGATGCACACGCTACCTGAGGCTATCAAGAAAATCTTTAATATAGACTACAATGGAAAGACTGGAAGCAATCTTTTGGGTGACGCAGTACCGTCAGTCCCAGAAGGGAGACGAGGAGGCGACGCAGCGAATCGAGGCGGAGGAGCAGTACCGCAAGGAGAACAACCTGCAGAGCCTGCAGGACGAACTGATAGCGTACGCCGAGACGGAGGAAGCCAAGCAGACGCAAGTCAAATAGTACAGGGCGATATACGCCCAGTGGGCTCCGGCTTCTTTGGTGAAATTTTTGACCAATTCAAGGGTCGGGTAAATGATGCCATTAAATTTATCAGTAGCCATAAAAGCGGTGATTTATTAGGCGTCTTTAGCCGCCGTGGTGTTGGCTCTATAGATTTGGTGTGGGGTGATGAAAAAGGCGGCTGGAATCATATTGTCCAAAAACATGTTGGAGAAGGCAAAAGCTTTGCAACAGAGACGGAAGCAGCCAATGTTATTGACGAGATCATTAAAACCGGTAGCGTTGACTTTGAGAATGGAGACAAGATTGTTCTAAGAAAAGGTAATAAGGTTGTCACTATTCGGAAAAACGTCAGAGAAAAGGGCAAAAAAATAGCCGACAAGAAATGGATCCTGACGGCTTATGATGAATCTTCAGCAGATAGCAGCACGAGTGCTATAGCCGCTACCAATCGAGGTCAAGCTGCACCGACCACTGAAAATCACGGGGGCAAAGGTACTGCAAAAAACACTGAGTCGCAAGGGGTTGAAGGAAATTTAACACAATCGTCTCCCGCCGAGGCAGTCCATGCCGCCGAACAGATGGTCAACACTGAGCCCACCGACGCACAGAAGGAGGCCGGCAACTACCGCAAGGGGCACGTCCGTGTCGCCGGCTACGACATCACCATCGAGAACCCGGCAGGCTCCACCCGCAGCGGCAAGGATGCCAACGGTCGCGAGTGGACCCAGACGATGCACAACACCTATGGCTACTTCCGTGGCACAGAGGGGACCGACGGCGACCATATCGACGTCTTCCTGGGTGACATGGGCAAGTGGCAGGGCGAGGGCCGCAACGTCTACGTCGTGGACCAGTACAACGAGGACGGCACCTTCGACGAGCACAAGGTCATGATGGGCTTCAACAGCCTGGAGGAGGCAAAGGCCGCCTACCTCTCCAACTACGAGGAGGGATGGGCAGACCGTCGCCGCATCGACGTCACCGGCGTGCCCGCCGAGGAGTTTGACGCGTGGGTGAAGTCTAGTCACCGCAAGACCAAAGCTTTCGCCGAGTACAAGTCCATCAAGGCCGAGACCGAGCCGGGTACCGACTACCTGACCGAGGAGGCCTATGATAAGTACGAGAAACAATACGTGGCTGAGGCTAAGGAACGTTACACCCGACAGGCGGATACTGATGCCACACCGGAGATCCTCGCCGGCAAGAGTGACGAGTGGCTGCAGCAGCGCATCGAGGCCTACGAGCAGGACGGTTACTCGCTGGTGGACGGTGAGTACCTGTTCGACAACTTCTTTTCATGGGACAACTACCCGACCAAGGAGCAGCTGCGCCAAACGGCAGACCATGCCGTGGAGCGCTACGTCTACCTACCCCGCTTGTATGCCGAGCAGGTACGTCGCAAGACGGAGGATGCTTTCCAGGCCGCTAAACGCGTGGCCACGCAGCCCATCATCCCCAAGAAAGCCAAGAGCGTCAATCTCGCCGACTACGTGGCGCCCAAAGATGAGCCACATCCTTCCATCAGGGGCGTCTATTACTCCGGTGGCAAGGCCTATGCTACAGACCGCGTCATCCTTGTAGAGGAGAAGCAGAAGTACCCCAAGGCCTATGAGGGCACCGTGCGTGGCAAGGATGGCAACCCCGTGGATATAGGGCAGGAGCACTTCCCTGATCCCGCCAAGGCTTTCGATATAGCCTCGCAATATGTCTTTGCGCCCGTCGACGTCGAGGAGATGCGCCGCAACCTGGCGCGTGCCCTCGAGGCTCAGAAAGCTATGGGGAAGAAGCAACAGGTCGCCGTGGAGGTGGCAAGCAACGGTCAGGTGGGCTACTTCGATGCTACCCGACTGAAGCGCTTCCTCGACCTCGTAGACACCGCTGAGGGTGACGTCAAGGTGGAGGTCGGCGGTCGTGGCTACATCTCGCTGCAGGCCAAGGGCCGCCGTGCGCTCCTGCTGGGCGTGGGCATCGACAAGGAGGCCAGCTGTTATGTCGTGCGCGATGAGGTGGTATGGCGTCCAAACGAGCCCTACCGGATGGACGAGTCGTCGAGGGAGACTATCTCTAACAAACTAGGTAACAGCGCCACGCTGAAGCCCGCCGAGCGTGCGTCACTCGAGTATCGGCTGAGCCTAGCTGACAACCCGGTGTTCATGCCGCGCAGGGACAAGGCCCCAGTACAGCTCAAAGCTCCTGCTGCCGACCAAGCCGCTGACCTGACCCGCACGAAAGAGCCGCAGCAGCTCTCTCAGGTTACCACGTCGGGCCGCCGGCTCTTTGAGCAGGTAGCTCAGAGCCTCGGTGTGCCCACCGAAGAGCTCCGCTCGATGACGTACGACCAGGTGACCGCTGCTTTCGACAAGAAATATGCCTCGAAGGAGGAGGTGATGGCATTCGGACGTCTCAATCTACTGGGCAACATCCATGATGCCCTGGGTGACCGCGAGGCTACCATCTCCAACTACACGGAGAATACTACCGACGGAGTGGTGACCTACGACGTCACGGTGGATGGCGTGACCAAGACGCTGGGCTATGACATCAGCCGCAACAAGTTTGTGGATCTGACGCAGAGCGATGGCGGTGATGGTCTGCTGTTCCGTATGGCCAACGACAAGAATGATTTCGTCCAGATGCGCGACGAGGCCGTGAAGAGCAATGGCCTCGTTATGCCCGGACTCAATGAGGGACATGTGCGTGTGGTACCTGTGCCTCGACATCAGTTTACGGGTACAGGCAAAGACGCTATTAAGGCAGCCGGTGAGTGGGCCAAAGAACATATCGTAGGCAGTTATACTGCGACTGATAGTGCAGGAGTGCCATTTACCTTTGCAATTACTGCAGAATCTGTCGGGAAATACTTATCAGCAACAGCCACTACAAAGAGCGAAAATCTAGGTGTGCACTTAGCTGTGCTCCAGAAACTTCCGGAGGTAATTTCCAATGGTATTGAGGTTGAAGTGCATCCTAGCTATAAGAAAGGTAGCGATGGTATGCGCTCACAAGGGAACGGGATAGATCGAGATAGGCTGGTGCACCGTTTCTATAGTGCTGTAAACATCGACGGTGAAATTCGTCGGGTGAAGACTACCATGATAGAGTTTGAAGAGTCGTCCACCGCTAAGCATCCGCACTCATTTGAGGTAACAAAAATAGAGGTGCTCCCTGAAACCTCAGAAAACACCTCTATTACTGGAGCCCAGCGAATACCTACAGCTATGGCTGGTACCACTGAGGCTGCAAAGTTACTACAAGGAGTCGAGAAATCCTACGACAAAGGTGTTAAAGTTCTTGAAGTCAGTGAAAAAAGTGGCGGAAGTGATGAAATTGCCGATATTATCAGCCGTGCAAGAGCCGATGGCAGCTACATGAAGGCGCCCAACGGCAAGCCCACTCGCCTCACTGAGCGGCAATGGGCACAGGTGCGCACACCGCAGTTCAAGGCATGGTTTGGTGATTGGGAGAAAGGTGAGGCTAGCTCCAAGGTGCTGGACGAGAATGGCGAGCCTCTCGTGGTCTACCACGGGACAACCGCTTACGAGGAGCGCCGCACCTGGAACGAGCAAAAGAAAGAGTACGACACCGAGTCTAGTCCGTTTACGGTATTCAAGAGACGCGTGGACGGTCTGCGTAATGCCGGTTTCTTTTTCAATAGCAACCTGGACAATGCCGGAGGCTACGGGTACAACACCTACGACACCTACTTAGACCTGCGCAACCCGCTCATCATCGACTGTCATGGCGATAACTACAGCTCGATCCGTTTCGATGGAAGGGAGATGGATACCTATGGATGGGCTGAGTACGCTGAGAAAAATGGCTACGATGGACTCATCCTGCAGAACGTCAGAGATGGCGTAGGCTATGGTGACCTGCAACAGCCGACCACCGACTATGTGGCTTTCAAGCCCACTCAGATTAAGAGCGCCACGGATAACAATGGAGCTTTCAGTCGAGGAAGTTCCGACATCCGCTTCCGTCCCGGGACAAGTGACTCGCAGCGCGTGCAGCCTACCCTCATAGGTGTACACGGGATCACTGAGGAGAAGCTCGTCAAGGCTCTAGCAGCTGGCGGACTGGCCAATCCTAGTGTCGCAGTCATTGACGCAGATAAGAGCCAACATAATGATTATGGTGAGATATCCCTTATCTTGCCCTCAGGTATGGTGGATAAGGCCACCGGACGCAATGCCGGCACATGGACCGGAGACGCCTGGACACCACGATACCCGCAGACAGAATACCAGTTCAGTGATGCCGGCTCACACCAGCTGTCTCTCGATCTTAAGAGCCTCGATGCGGAGATGCGGTCATCTGCTCGTATCGCCATTCAGAACTGGATGGACGGTCGTGGCACCAATGGACTAGAGTATATGTTCCTGCAGCAGTCAGGACGAGAGCCCGAGGTGAAACAAATCCCGGTAAGGTTCCAAAAGTCTACGCATGAGGCAGTTGAACAACTCTGTGGTGATAAGAGAATCGACTTCTATTCTATAGACAAGTCGGACTACTCGAAGCTGTTGGACCTCTACGTGGCCGAAAAGTATCGAGGTGACAAATCGCTCTATGACGAGGCACTGGCAGAACGGAAGGCTGCGCTGGAGAGAAAGCTTTCCAAGGACATCTCACCCGTGTTCAAGAGAATCTACCAAGAGAAGCTGGACTTCATCAATGAGCATGGCTTCGACGATAGCGTTGAGGAGTTCGTAAGCGAGGTGGCTCGTGACATGGAAAATGGCGGCCACACGGACGTCAAGGCCACAGATAACGCTGCCGCCGAAACCGTCAAGCAGCAAGGGCTTGAAAAAGAGTTTGCGCAATGGATAGAAGGCTTTAAGAAGCGCTATGGCGCCAAGGAGGTCATCTTCAATGGCTTCAACTCTCGTGGCGACAGAATCTACTTGCCCAACACAGTGGCCAACGCCTCGCGCATCATGAACGCTCAAGGTAAGAATGGCGCAACAGGATGGAGCACTAGCTTCTCTAATTTCGTGGCTACCGTCATGAAGTCCATCCCGCACCTCGATGACATGAGGGCCGAGAAGTCGCGTCTCACCACCGACCATCAGCAGCTCGATGCTTTCGATGAGAAGTGGCAGCAGGTCTACTACGATCTGGCTCAGAAGTGTCAGCCGGACGCCAGGAGCACGTTTGACGACTTCGGGTTTGCCCGTCTCGATGAAGCAGCGCTCAAGAAGAATCCGGCCGCCTACCTCAAGAAAGAATATGGTGTCACGCTGACAGCTGACGATATAAAGCAGCTCAAGCAGATGATACACGCTATCCGTGATGAGCGCCCGGCTATGTACTTCGAGACGAAATTCAATCGTCCCGTCCGCTTCAACGAGTTTACAGCTGCGGTCGTGCCTGACGACCTCACTCCCGAAATTCGGGAACAGCTCGAGAAGGCAGGACTGCGTGTCGTCACATACAAGCGTGGAGACGATGCCACACGCCAGCAGGCCGTACAGCGTGCCTCTATGGATGAGGGCATCCGCTTCCGCTGGATAGGTGAACGCGGTGCCAGCGAGCTCGACAAGACGTCGGAGATCAAGACGCGCATCAGCAACCTCGACGTGGCCCGACAGATGGAGCAGGCCGGCAAGGACGCCTACGACATCAAGTTCGCCACCGGATGGGAACGTGGTGCTGATGGTAAGTGGCGCTACGAGCAGCCGGACTTCGATCTCATCACGGCACAGGAGTACGACGAGTTGCGCCGTCAGCAGATGAAGGGCTACAACGAGATAGCCAAACTTATGACTCTCGGCGACCGTCATCTTTACTTCCTGTATCAAGAGTACGACGCACTGCCCAGACGTGGCCGTAACGAAGAGCAGAAGGCTAAAGCTAAGGACCTGCTCAAGCAGATTAAGCAGCAGATAGCCGCCAACAACAGCCTCAGAGACGACCTGGATATACAACGGGAGAATGCACGCGTTATGTCCCTGTCTGATTTGGTACATGATGCTAACGGGCTCTTTGATGCGTATCCGGTGCTTGCCAATGTGGAGGTGGAGTTCAAGGCACTGTTTGGTCTTCGAGGCCAAATGGAGTGCAGAAACGGCATACCGTACCGAATTGAAATTAACAGCGGCATGGACGGCAGGCAGACACGTTCTACGTTGATACATGAGGTGCAGCATGCCATCCAAGACCTGGAAGGCTTTGCACGCGGTGGAAATTCGGAGATGTACGTCGAGAAATCTAAGATACCCGGATTCGTTGAGCGGGTCAATCAAATCGACGAACGTCTCAATGAACTGGATGCACAGTCCGAGGCACTTATCGACCGCCGCAACTCGGAATATGAGCAGCTGCGTCAGCAGTGGGAGGCCGCTACGACACCCCAGGAGCGCAGCAGCATCCGTGACGCCTGGACGAAACGAGAGAATGAAATCATCGAGGAAGCCAACAAGGTCGACGAGGAACGTGCCCGACTTCAGGAGGAGCGTGACGAGTATGCTGAGGGAAGTGTGCAGCTCGGTTACTATGGCTACAGTGATTTGGCCGGCGAGGTGGAAGCGCGCAATGCGCAGACCCGCATGGACTATACTCCGGAAGACCGTCTTTACTCTCCTGCTTTTGAGAGCGAGGATGTCTCGCGAAAGTCGCAGATATTCCTCAATCAGACGGGAGGCCACAGCGCCTCTACGTCCGGACAGATAGAGCAGAAGTATCCCGGATGGAACGAGGGCACCACTACCGAGAGTGGCAAGCACACCACCCAGGTGGAGGGCACCCGTAAGACCTATGGCCATGTGGGTGACTGGATAGAGCAGCACATCGGTAAGGAGGCCTCTATCCTCGATGCCTCGTCCGGGCTGGGCTATGGCACCGCCGACCTGCGTGGACGTGGCTTCAACGTCGAGGACGTGGAGCCCTACCAGAGCGAGCAGCGCCGCCGCGAGATGCCCGCTACCTACGACGACTACAGCAAGATCGACAAGCAGTACGACTACGTCATCAGCAACGCCGTCCTGAACGTCATCCCTGATGACTGGAGGGCCGACGTGCTGCATCAGATGGCGCGCGTCCTGAAGCCCGGTGGTCAGATGTTCATCAACACCCGCAAGGCAGGGGAGGAGCGCACCATCAAGGACAAGATCGAGCTCGACAATCCGCAGGAGGTGCTCGTCAAGCGCAATGGCAAGATAGCATCCTACCAGAAGTTCTTCACGCCGACGGAACTAAAGGAGTGGGTGGAGAAGGAGCTGGGCCCAGGCTACCAGGTTGAGATAGCCAACGAGGCTAACTCCGGCACGCGTGGGCTTCCCGCCGTGGTGGTGACTAAGTGGACACGTGCCAGCCATCCCGGAGAAGTCACGCAGGCAGAACGTGTGCTCTCGGAGGTCAATAAGAAATTCAACGAGGAGCTGGAGATGCAGATTAAAGGCACGCTGCCCGCAAACCATGTCTACGAGCTGGGACATCCCGGCGATGTGTTGCAGGTGGCAGGTGTCAGGGACCTTCCCATTCAACTCTACGCAAACCGACTGGCACTAAAGGCGTCGCCGGAGTACAGAAGAAACCACCCGTTCGAGCTGAGTGACATCAAAGACCTGCCACAGGCTCTCAATCACCCGATAGCTGTCTTTGATTCTGCTACCGTCAAGGGGGCCACAGTCGTACTGACGGAGCTGCAGTCCAACGGCAAAAACTTTGTCGTGGCTATGAGCGTCCTCACGAATGCAGATGGCAAGGCCATAGCGGCAGAAATCAATGATGTCCGGAGTATTTATCCTAAGGATCGCGCAACAGGTGTCGCCGGATGGATAAATCGTGGCTATATGCGCTGGGTAGATAAGGAGAAAATGAATAGCTTCCTTTCTACCCACCCGTCCAATCCAGGTATAAGCAGAAAGGAAGCCGAAAAAACTCCTAATGGAGTAGAAGTAGGCTCTGCGTCAGAGCTTTCATCCGCTGCAAAGGTAGTTGAAAGTTTTGAAAATCCAACACTTCCGGGGGCAGAAAATTTCACGCGCGTGCAAAAAAGTGATCATTCGACCCTCATAAGTGACAAAATCGCCGTCGTCAACGACTGCGCCAAGGCCACCGGACTCCGCATCCGTGTCGTTGAGGACGTCACGGAGCTGGAAGCCTATAAGAAGGCTAGCCCCGAAGAGCAGGCACGTATGCGTGAGGGTAAGGGATGGTACGACCCGAAGACCGGAGAGATTGTCGTGGTGCCCGGTAATCATGCCGACGTGGGTGATGTGCGCGAGACACTGCGTCACGAGATCATCGGACATAAGACGCTGCGCGAGATGGTGGGCGCTGAGAGGATGAACGACTTCCTCGACGAGGTGTACCGCCACATGACGGATGAGGTGCGGCAGCGCGTCGTCGACATGGCGTTCGGCCGCAGGCTCAACATCCGCGAGGCTACGGAGGAGTATCTTGCCGGCCTCGCCGAGAAGGGCTTCGATGCGATGACCGAGAAGGAGCGCTCCCTGTGGGGTAAGATTAAGGCGTTTGTCGGCAAGCTCATCAATCGCTTCCTGCGCACACTCCACCTGCCCGACATCATCGAGCTGGGCGACCGCGAGCTGCGCTGGATCCTGCGCTATGGCTGGGAGAAGAGCGCCGATAACCCCATCAACAGACGTGCCGACCTGCCCGACGTCGTGCGCACCGCTCGCGAGACGACGCTGCGTGCCGAGACGGGACAGGATGGGCTGCGGTTCCGCACGACGTTCGACCCGAGTGACAACCTGCGCACCGTGACCACACGTGCTGCGCTGGACCTCAGTCAGCGTCATCAGGACAACCTGCAGCTGCGCAGCGATGCCTACCATGCCATCAGTCAGCAGCTAGGCGGACTGCGCCGGGCTATGGCCGCTCAGCGCACCTTCGACAAGGCTTCCGTACAGGAGATGACCGACCTGGCTCAGGCCCTGCTCGAGGCCAACATGATGCAGGGTACCACCAATGGTGAAATCAAGCGCATCCTGTCTGCCATCAAGAATGCCACGGGCCGAACCGACATCACCGAGCAGGTACACACCGTTCTCTCCATCCTTATCGACAACCAGCTGCGCACGCAGCAGCGTACCTTCGAGCACCTGCTGAAGACTCGTGACACCCGTCTCAATCAGCAGGGTGTACGTACTCAAGGCGCCCTCGACATCAAGGGGCAACGCATGATCAAGACGCTGCGCAATGCCCTCGAAATCGATGAGGCTAGCCTGGAGTCACAGCTGCAAGATGCTATTGATAAGCTAAGTTCAACGGACCCGGTAGTGGCAGAACAGGCCGCCAACGATTACGAGGCCCTGAGCTATGCCAAGCGTTACTTGGAGGTCTTCAAGAAAAACAAGGCCGACGAGACAAGCCTGCGTGCCGACCTGCATCAGGCTGAGGCCGACCACACTGCCGGCAACTTGACGGATAGCGCTTACAAGCAGCTTGTGGAGCAAATCAATAACGCCATAGAGCAGAAACGTCTCGAGCGCTCGGACGGACTCCTGCAGCTCAATGACGACATACGTCAGTCGCTGGAGGGCAGCCGCAGCGCAGCTCGTGACTGGCGTCAGCGTGAGGTGGACCGTATCAACAACATCCACCACATGGCCAACGCTGACCTACAGGGACTTCCTTACGACGAGCACCGAACGCCTGACTTTGCAGAGAAGGTGCTTAACTCCGCGCCTGTGCGTCTACTAACATCTACACTACCCACGTTCGATGCTTTTCTCAAGTTGTTCTCGCCCAAGGCCGCCGGAGGCGAGGGCTTTATGTACAATCACTTCATGCGCTCCTATGTGGAGTCATGCGAGCGAGAAAGGCAAGGCGTCAACGAATCGTTCCGCGTCCTGGACGAGAAGGCCGCCGAGATTTTCGGCAAGGGTAAGACCTGGCATCAGGTTGCCCTCGATGCGCGTCGTATGAAACTTGCCAACGGTAAAACGGAACACACCATCTCGATATGGAGCGGTGGCGGCATGAAGGACTACAAGGTCACCAGCTCGGAGCTGCTCTACATCTACATGGTCAACAAGATGGAAGATGGCAAGATGAAGCTCCGTCGTATGGGCATCGAAGATGACGACGTCAATGCTATTCAGCAGGCACTAGACCCGCGTCTTATCGAGATGGCCGACTGGCTGCAAGATGAGTTCCTCCCGCGTAGCCGTGAGCGTTACAACGAGACACACCAGCGGATGTTTGGTGCTAGCATGGCTGCTATCGACAACTATGTGCCGCTGAAGATCTTGAAGGAGTCGCTACAAAGAGACGTCGATATTGCAGCACCTGATAAGGGCGACCAGCGTTCGTCGACGGTGACAGGTTCTGTCATCTCCCGTACGGTTAACTGTCAGCCCATCGACATCTTGCATGGCGATGCTTTCAACGTCATCACGTCGCACGTCACCGATATGGAACACTGGGCTGCGTTCTCGGAGTTTGCACGTGACCTCAATACGCTATGCAGCTACAACCGCTTCCGTAACAAGGTACGCAACATGCACAGTGTGATGGGAGCAGGGGAGGACCTTCTGCGTAAGTTCCAAACGACGTGCGCTATTGCTACAGGTGACTACCAGGCTCCATCTCGTGGGCTCTTAGACCAGTATGCGCTGAATCTGGCCAAGCTCGGTTCCACCGCCAAGGTGTCGTTCCGACTCTATACCGCATTCAAGCAGCTCAGCTCAATGCCCGCCTTCTGGCCGGAGACAAACCCCATAGACTTCACCAAGAGCGCAGCTACCCCCTGGAAGTCGTGGAAGTGGTGCATGGAGAATCTCCCGATGTTTGAGAAACGATGGGCAGGCCGTAACGCCGGCAACGAGAAAATGTTACCCACCGACCTCGATTGGTCATGGACCCGCGACAACATCGTCGAGACAGCTACACGTTGGGGCCTCACGCCCAATGCTTTCGTCGATGCACTCACCGTGGCGATAGGTTCTAAGTCAGTCTACGACACGCACCTGCGCCGCTACCTAGACTATGGATATGAGCGGGCTGAGGCTGAGCGACGCGCCCGTCAGGATGCTTCCATCCTCTTCAACAAGACGCAGCAGTCAAGTGAGGGCGCTTTCATGAGCGAGATGCAGAAGTCGCGCACATGGCTCTCCACGATGTTCACGGTGTACCGTAACTCACCCATCAGCTACCAGCGCATGCTCCTTGATGCTAGCCGCAATCTCTTCAAGCGATTTGTGCCCGGTTTCAAGAAGGAAGCCATTCAACAGCTGGAGCGTCAGTATCAGTGGGATGGACTGAGCGACGCCGATGCAGCTCGTGCTGCCAAGAAGGAGTACAACAGACTATTTTGGCGTGACTTGACTAATGTGGCTACCTTTGGTTTCGTCATGCAGATAGCCTGGAATATCTTTGGTAAGCTCCCCGGACTCGCTATCCCGCTCTTGTTCTCAGGAACGGACGAAGACGACCGCAAGAAGACGATGCAGGACGAACTGATACATGCCGCCATCGGTGGACAGGTTGAAGGTCTTACAGGTGGTGACATCATCAGTGATGGACTCACCTCCCTAGTTACTAGTGGCGAGTTAAGTGACATCACCAAAGACATGCCTATGACACAGGATATCGATAACGTCGTGCGAGAGTTCGGTATAGACTGCTATGCAGCCCTCAATGACCTCTTGAACACGATGATTTCCGCATCCATAGGTGTCAATCCTGCGACCTTCACCGACGCAGTTGTGGCCATCTACGATGCTTGCCAAGGCGACATGCCGACGATACGCGAGGCCACCTTGTGCCTGGCGCGCATCGCACAGGTGCCGCAGTCACAGCTCGACCAGATCTACTTCGAGGAGATGGGCTGCATGGGTGATGAGGCCCGCAAGCTCACACCCGCTGAGGTAGCTGAGCGCTATGCCCGCTATAAGGTCATCAAGGGCGCGCCGCTGACGCACTGGCTCTACGACGATGAGGTGCTCGCCAAGCGCATGCAGAGCCGCACCAAGCAGGCCGTGACGGAGCTGAAGGGACAGCTGCAGCGTAGCTACACCGATGAGGTCAACGCCGGCTACGATGCCGCAGAGGAGACCTACAAGCAGATGGCGCAGCGCATCAAGCAGTACAAGGCTCAGTACGAGGAGTGCACCACGGACGCAGAGCGTGAGCAGGTGAGCCGCGACATGGCTGCCCTGACGAGTGCTCCGGAGTATGCTACCTACCAAAGCTTCAAGCTCTACAACAAGTACCTGCAGCGCATGGCCAAGGGCTATCTCGAGGCCAAGAGTGCCGATGAGGCCGCCCGCTACCTCGATGGGCTCCATTACTTCAAGCCCAAGATGGTGGAGGCCGTGCAGGCCACCGACCCGGCTGAGGCCAACCGCCTGGCCACCGAGCTGGCGCAGTGGTACAGCGACTTCGTACAGCAGGGACAGACCCAAGCTCAGGGGTCGGTGCAGCACTAATCGCCGACTCCTAGAGTTAAACTTATAGACGTTAAGCCGGAGGCACCCTATATCTTTGCTTCCGTCTTAACGTCTATATGTTATCATGCCTACCATCATCACCCGACTGATACCCCTGTCGCATGTGCGTCCTCGCCACGACGAGGAGGAGATAGACAGCGTCGCCCGTGCGCGAAGCTGCGGCGACCGACGTGCCTACGACATCTTGCTCGAGGCGCAGCGCTACTGGGATAATATGGCCGAGTTCCGACGGGAGCGCGACCGCAACAAGCGCTATAACTATGGCGACCAGTGGGGCGACGTCATCGAGGTGGACGGCAAGCGCATCACCGAGGAGGAGTACATCCGGCAGCAGGGCAACGAGCCGCTGAAGAATAACCTGATACGCCGTCTCGTGAAGAATGTGCTGGGTACCTACTCGGCACAGAGCAAGGAACCGACGTGCGTGGCCCGCGACCGTGATGAGCAGAAGATGGGGGAGGTGATGTCCACCCTCCTGCAGTACAACATGCAGCTGAACCGCATGGGTGAGCTCTACCGCCGCTCGATGGAGGAGTACCTTATCTCCGGACTCATCGTGCACCGCAAGAGCTACGGATGGCGTAACGACCGCTATGACTGCTGGACCGACATGGTGCAGACCAATAACTTCTTTATCGATACGACGACACGCGACCCGCGCGGATGGGACGTGCGCTTCCTGGGCGAGGTGCATGATGTCTCCTTCAAGGACGTCGTCTCGCAGTTTGCGACATGTCCGGAGGACTACCAGCGGCTGGCACGCATCTACGCCACGGCACGCGACCGCAATAGTTTCTCGACGCTGGCTGAGCGCTTTGGCCGCTCCCGTTTCTCGACGCTGGACTTTTTCCTCCCGTCATCGCCGGAGATATGCCGCGTCATCGAGGTGTGGCGTAAGGAGACCAAGCCCCGCTACCGCTGTCACGACTACAACAACGGTGACGTCTACAAGGTGGAGGAGAGCGACTACCAGGAGATGGTCATAGGTGAGAACCTCAGACGACTGCAGCAGGCGCGCAGCGTGGGCATGGACCCGAACGACGTGCCGCTCATCGAGGCCGAGTGGTTTGTGGATAGCTATTGGTATTACTACTACCTGTCTCCCACAGGCGACATCCTGAAGGAGGGCGAGACGCCCTACGAGCACCGCTCACACCCCTACGTCTTCAAGGCCTACCCGTTCATCGATGGTGAGATACACTCCTTTGTGGGTGACGTCATCGACCAGCAGCGCTACACCAACCGACTCATCACGATGTACGACTGGATCATGCGCTCGTCGGCCAAGGGCGTCCTAATCTTCCCTGAGTCGGCCAAGCCCGACGACTACTCATGGGACGACATCGCGGACCAGTGGAGCCGCGTCGACGGTATGATCGTCTACAAGCCCAAGCAGGGCGTCGACATCCCGCGGCAGATAGCTGCCAACTCCACCAACATCGGCATCGGTGAGCTCCTGAACATCCAGCTGAAATTCTTTGAGGACATCTCCGGCGTCAACGGTGCCCTGCAGGGAAAGCCGGGTTACGCCGGCACGAGTGGTGCCCTCTACGCCCAGCAGACGCAGAACGCCACGACATCGCTCCTGGACCTGCTGGACGGCTTCTCGATGTTCGTGAAGGACGCCGCCTACAAGGATGTGAAGAACATCCAGCAGTTCTACGACGACCGCCAGATCGTCAATATCGCCGGCACCAATGCCAACATCAAGCCCGACCCCAAGAAGATACGCGACACGGAGTTCGACCTGGCCATCGTCGAGAGCACCTCGACGCCCGCCTACCGTCAGCTCCAGAACGACATCCTCCTCGAGCTGTGGCGTGCGCAGGCCATCACGACCAAGATGCTCCTAAAGCATGGCGAGTTCAAGTTCGCCGACGACCTCATTCAGGAGATCGACGCACAGGAGCAGCAGATGCAGCAAGGTCAGCAGCCGCAGCAGCTCTCGCCTGAGCTCCTGCAGCAGGCCCGCCAAGGCACCAATCAGGCTACAGTCAACAAACTATACAACCAGTTACAGCAGCCGGGCTCCACAACACCGGCAATAGCTTCATAGTCAAACGAAAGTTTTCATCGAATGTTTCATACTTGAAGAAATAAGAGTTGTGACAGCGGCGCCGCCCGGGAGGGTAGCACCGCTTATTTTTTGTCACCAAGGACGTAGCAGGTAGAGCAGCCGCCGGATGCCATGCAGCTGTTGTATCTGTCGCTTACGGTAGTCACGACGGGCTACGCACCAGTGGAAGTAGAGCTCCCGCTTGAACCTAAGGTCTGCAGCTGAGAGCGCGAAGATGCCGCCACGGCAGGGGGTGCAGTAGAAGCACTCCCTGAGCAGGTTGTCGACGGAGGCTGTCGACTTGATGTAATGTTTACGCTTCAGAGCACGGAACGTCTCGCGGTCCATGATGTAGAGCTCACCGACCTCCAAGGAGGATGGGATGATGAAGTAACGGGCACCATTACTCATGTGTGCCAAGTCCGCTTTGCGGATGGCCTCGCGCAGCTGCAGCGAGGTGTAGGCTTTAAATAACCAATTCATGTGTATGTAGTTTAGAAGCTCGCCGCCGAGATGGCTCGTCGGTGGGCAGGTGGAACATTATTTTTTCTGGGTACGATGCGGGGCAGGTCCATCTCGAAGAAGCAGATGTGCAGTCCGATGGCGCGTGTCATCAAGAGGTCATCATGCTTGCCGGGGATAGCGCCGTAAGCTCCATTCTTTTTCCTTTCGTAGAAGTTATACTCATCCAGGCAGCGCTCGTCGCGCTCGACGTAGCTATGCTCACGGATGGCACGCACGAGGGTGGCGATGACCATCGGTTTGGTCGAGATGTTGGTGTGGAAGCCGTATTTGAGTTCCTTGCCATTCTGGATGTCTTCCTCCTTTTGACGCCTGGCGTAGATGTTGGGATAGACGTCACGTATCTGCTGCAGGATAAACTGCGAGTTGTCGCCGTCGACCATGCGGTCCGTGTCGTGCGTCTCCAAGGTGTTGCTCTCGATGACGAGTAGGGCGTTGTCATAGAAGGCCGCTATCTGCATCGCTTTCCACGCCAGTAGGTCCATATCGATGTGGCCGTACCACTGCGCCACGACGACGGGCTTTTCGCCCTCCATCATGAAGAGGCGGTCGATGACGGTGATGACGGACCAGTCCGACTTACGGGAGCGACCACCGATGTCGACGACAACAAGGTAGCGGTTGGTGATGCGCTCCTCGTCGTCGATCTCCGGAAGGTCCCATACCCAGAGCAGGCCCTGATGGTCTTCACGGAACCGGATGTCACGCAGGGCCTCCTTGCCTCGGTCGTGGTCGGCATAGACGTCGCCGACGTAACGTGGCGGACGGCAGGCGGGCCGCAGCTTCTCAATCTTGTATTTGTCGAAGACACGCTCGCCGGAATGCACGAAGGCCTCGACGTCGTCGGTGGGGTATTCTGCGGCCATCTCCCCGTGGTCGTTGTACTTAGCTCGCTCCAGCACGTACCAGTGGATAGCCTCCAGTGTGGCTCCTTTCTCCCAGAGCCACCAGAGGTATTTGCCCGATTCCTCACGAGTTGTAAAGGTATTGTCGTTTAATCGGTTGTCATACAGATGTTTGGCAAACGTCTCTTTTTCGGCTTCGCTGACAAACTCCTGTTGGTACAAATCAATATCAAACCACGAGATAAAGAGTGCATCGAACTGTGACACACCACGTTTCGCTGCATCATACTCTCGCTGGAAGAAGTTGCCCGTACCGTTGGCCGTCGACTCGTAGACAATCATCGTGTAGGGCTTGTAGAGCACACCGGAACAGGCGGAGCGTACGATCTTCTCCGGCGTCATCTTGTCGGTAGTCTTCCAGACGCCGACCTCCGAGAGGTGCACAAGGTTGTAGTCACCGCCACGGCAGGAGTCCGGACGTTCGGCCGTGCCTATCTTTATCTTGCAGTTGCGCTGCGGGATGCGGTGGATGGCGCCGCTCTTGCCGACGCCTACGAGCTTTGCCTCGTTCTCCATATAGGGCTCGCCCAGCTTGTGCAGCATCTCCACCGGGTAGTAGCTGATCATGCGGGTGAACATGTCCTGGATCTCCTCGGAGCCGGACGACTGATGGGCGATGATGAGGCTGTTGAGGCCTCGCCTATGTACGAGCTGCAGCCATGCCATGTAGAGCTGCGAGGTGGTGGAGCCACCCCATTGTCGGGCTTTCAGGAGCACGATGCGGATGGGCTTTCCCGCCAGGCGCATCGCCTCGAGACGCTCCACAAATTTTCGCTGCGGACGGGTGAGGCGGAAGAGGACGTCGTCGCCGCCACCTTTGCTTTTGATGTAGACGAGTAGCGCCGCCCAGAAGGCGAAGTCGTGCAGGATACGGATGCGCACTATCTGCTGGACGACCTTACGACGGTCTTCCTCGAGGTCGGTGCTGTGCAGCTCCTGAAGGAGGGCTTGGATGGTGCCCAGCCGCACGAGCTTACGGATGAGGGGCACCGAGAGCATCGTGCGGGGCAACCACTGACGTGGCAGGGGGAAGTCGTCGATGACGACCTCCTTACGCTCGCCTATGGAGCCCTCGCCGGTGATGGGGTTGAAGATGCGGTTGTTGCGCTCCTGGCGACGTGCATTGTCGGCTAGGAGTCGTGCGACCGCTTGATCCATGCTATAGGTGTGTTAAGGAGTCCATAGAGGAGCCCGCAGAGGTAGCCCCAGACGTGCACCCATCCGTTGATGCCGGGCAGGAACAGGCCGGGCAGGATGAAGATGACCATCCAGATGTTGTAGTAGGTGCGCCGCTGTGCGAGCCATGCCGCCCGCCCGAAGAGGAAGTAGACGATGCAGCTGAGGCCCACGGTGGGGTGCAAGGAGAGACAGCAGGAGGGGACAGCAGCCGCTACAACCCAGCCCCAGAAGAGGCCGGCAGGGGAGAGCCGGTAGATGATGACGACCGAGAGCAGGCACCACACGTTGAGGAGGGCGTGCAGGAGGTTAGCGTGCAACAGGGAGTAGGTGAGGCGGGCCGTGAGGCCGCCGTCCCGTGTCAGCCCCCAATCTGCTACGGGCAGGGGGAGCAGGGAGGCCGTGATGCAGACGAGGCCTATTGCCAACGACGCCACTTGAGTAACTTTTTCTGATGCCATAGCTGCTTTGCTGAGTAGATATAAACTTTTGCCGAGGCCGCCGAGATATAAAACTCAGGCGCCGGACGTGACACAACGTGCTGAACGATGCTGCAGACTGATTCACCTTGCCACTCCGGCTCGTCCTTCAGGCTGAGGACGCGACGGTAGATCTCCTGGAACATGGCTCGTTTCGTGGCCCGCATGCTGCGGAGCTCGTCGCCGCGCATCATGTAGCTGATGACGGTGTAGGCACGCTCCCACGAGACGTAGAACCGACGCGTGGGCATCTTGACGATGGCGCGCGCCGCCTCGTCGACATTGATGTGACTGTGCGAGTGCAGATACTCGTGATAGGCATGCAGGAGCGCTAGTGCTCGCTCATCCCTGTATTCTGCTTTACAACCGTTGTACTTCATAGGCAGGTTAATTAAGGACTTCCGTCACCAGCAAATTTAGTTTGATATTGAGATAAAGATAAAGATGGAGCTTGTGCGGGCCTCTCTATATTTGTCGCAGAATATTCTTATCATCTCATAAAATCATTGCAAAATGGCTGAACAGCAGAACACTAAGTCCAAACGCGACGCGTTCACCGAGCGACTGAAAGGAAAATATCCTGACAAATCGTTCGACGACGACGAGGCGATTTTCGGGCAAATTTCAGACGATTACGACGATTACGACCAACGTATCGGGCAGAGCCAGGAGCGCGAGCAGAAGATCACCAACCTCTTCAAGACCTCTCCTGAGGCGAGCCGCATGATGACCGACTGGGCCGACGGCAAGGACCCGGTGCTCTCTTATGTCTCCATCTACGGCAAGGACATGCTCGATGCCGCTAACGACCCCGAGAAGCAGAAGCAGATCGAGGAGGCTAACAAGGAGTACGTAGAGCGCCTGACCAAGAGTAAAGAGTACGAGGAGGAATACTCCAAGAACCTCGACGAGTCACTGGCCACGGTGGATGAGGTACAGAAGGAGCTGGGCCTCGACGACGCCCAGACCGACAAGCTACTTGAAGACCTGGGCCGCATCGCCGGCGACGCCATCATGGGTAAGTTCTCAGCCGAGACGCTGCGCATGATCGTCAAGGCACAGAACCACGACCAGGACGTAGCCACCGCCGCTGAGGAGGCGGAGATACGCGGTCGTAACACGAAGATTGACGAGAAGCTGCGCCAGGCTAAGAAGGGCGACGGCACGCCGCAGCTCGCAGGCGCCAACGCTCCGGCACAGCCTAAGAGACCGGACCTGGGCGCCCTCGATAACTTCGGCGACGGCACCTCTATCTGGGACCGCGGCGACTTCAAACGAAAGAAAAACAGCTAATAATCACCACTAATTTTGTTGAACAATGAAGAAAGTATTCTCCACACTCCTGAGCCTCGTACTGACGGCTGCAGCTTACGCCCTGGGCGCCGCTAGCGGTGTCGTCATGGCCGACGCTAGCGCCCTGCCGGACGCAGGTGTGACTGCAGCCGGTGCTGATGCTACCGGTGGCACCGGTGGTATCGCCACCGAATCTCAGGGCCGCCAAGACGGTGACCCCGAGCTCTACACGAAGTCTGTCGACCAGCGTATCACCAAGATCCGCCCGATGTGCACCCCCATCGACCAGATCTCCCGTTATGCTAAGTCTGACAAGTGCGACTCCTTCGAAGTTACGTATTACTCGGTGGGCACCCGTCCTATCAGGTGCACCTTGTCTCAGGCTGTGACGGCTCAGACCTCCGGCTCTAGCATCACCCTCCCCATCGATGATGACAACATGTTCACCATCGACGACACCATCCGCGTGGTCGGTGTGAAGGGTATCACGGACCACAAGGGCGTAGCCTACGACCAGGACAGCGAGCAGACGCCGGACCTTGTACTCTCAGTATGCGGTCTCGACACCTCTACGAGCAAACCCACGGTCTATGCGGTCAATGGTAGCAAGAACGCCAATGGTCAGCCGATCTTTGTGCCTGCCATCCCCGCCGGTACTACCCTGATTCGTATGGGTAAGGCCTGCGCCGAACTCGACGCTCAGACGGGCCGCTTCAACAACCTGCCGGATGCTGAAATCCAGTTCTGCCAGAACTTCATGATTCAGGTGGAGCAGTCTACGCTCGATGCCATCGCAGCTAAGGAGGTAGACTGGAACTTCTCCGACATTGAGGAGGACTCTATCTACGACATGCGACTCGGTCAGGAGAACAGCTTCCTCTTTGGTGCTCTCGGTAAGGTCGCTCACGTCTCTAAGAACAACCAGCTGACCTACTTCACCAGAGGTATCTGGTATCAGGCCGGCAAGGACATCGAGGTCGGCGAGTGGGATAGCAACAAGAAGGCCGCCGTCATCAGCGACGAAAACCTTGTGGACATCACCAAGGACCTCTTTGTGGGTACCGGCTGCGGCAACAAGCGCAAGATCATGTTCTGCGGTAGCGATATGCTGGCAGCGCTTTCTAAGATTCAGTCCGACAAGTTCCGCCTCAAGGACAGCGTGGAGGTTTGGAACCTGAAGTTTAAGTCATGGGACACCGACTTCGGCGAGATCCTCACGATGCACCACGAGCTCTTCGACCTGAACGGCATGAGTGACTGCGCGCTGGCCATCGACCCCGAGTACCTGACCAAGAAGGTACACGTCTCTTGGGGCCGCAACGTGCTCGACCTGAAGAAGGCCGGTATCCGCAACACCAATGCTGTCATCATCCAGGAAATTGCATGTATCTACCTGCGCTATGCTAAGGCTCATGCCCGCATGCGCCTGGCACAGGCTCCTGCAGCATAATCACCAAGTTCCTTCCAATCCTAATCCTAGTCGGGGGCAAGCAGGGGATAAAGGCTCCTACTTGCCCCTTGTTATTTTTACTATAATAGACTGATTATGAAAAAGTACGTATCCAAATCCAATATCTCTATCAACGTCGTGCTCGAGGGTGGCACCAACATCCACGTGGCATTCACGCCGCAGACGCTGACGGGCAGTGTGTTTTACACCGACGACGAGAAGCTGCAGGCCGCCATCGAGCGCCACTATAAGTTTGGCACCGCTATCAAGGAGGAACCCATCGAGGAAACTGCCACTCCTAAGAAGACCACCGCAACCAAGAAGCAGACAGTCAAGAAGGTGCAGTCAGAGTCGGAAGCTACTCCGGAGGAGACTACCGCTGAGGCTGACGACACCGAGGCCGCTGAGGCCACAGAGCTGGCTGAGGAGGGCGAGGCCGAGACAGACGAGGAGGAGGCCCCTGAAGATGGACTGAAGGTTGTCTCCGTCACGGACCTGAGCTCCGCCAAGGACTATCTGGCGTCTAACTTCGGCATCAGCCGCACTAAGCTCAACAGCACCGCTAAGATCAAGGCAGCTGCAACCGCTAACGGCATCGTATTCGAGGGCATCTAATCGTGTTGGGGTATGAACGTGCAGACTATAGCTATGATCCAGGATGTGCGCGTGGCCATCGACATGAACCGCCGCGACAACCAGCTGATTAAGGTGGCCGATGAGGAGACGCTCCTGACCGATGCTCTTATCGAGTCGAAACTGACGGATGCCATCCGACTCACGGAGCTGGAGTGTCCGGTCACGATGTTGGAGAGTGGCTTTAAGTTTGCCGACTACACACACGACATCGACAAGAATGGCAAGGTCACGGTGCAGCTGCCTGATGACTTCATGCGTCTCGTAGCTTTCGAGATGAGCGACTGGAGCCGTGGCGTCTACGAGGCCATCGAGGAGACGGACCCCGAGTATAGTCGCCTGCAGTCGCCGTGGCCGGGTGTCGCTGGCAGCCCGCAGCGCCCTGCGGTAGCCATCGTCACGAAGTCCACCGGACGTGTGCTGGAGGGCTACAGCAGCGACAGCAGTGCCACCATCGAGTATGCTATCTACCGCCCCTATCCCGTCATCGATGAGGATGGATACCTCGAGGTCAGCAAACACTGTTACCGGCCCGCTGTCTACCGAGCTGCGGCCCTCGTGCTTGCCACCCTGGGTGAGTCGGAGGCGCAGTCCATGATGGAGATATATAAGTCTATGTTGGTATGAGCCAAGATCGTAACGTCATAGGTCAGAACGTCACCGCCACGAAAGACGTAGCGGTCGGACGCAACATGTCCGTACAGGGTGAGGCTCTGTTTGCCCATGGCGTGCGTATCGAGGGTGTGCTGGATGCTCCCAACATCCGCAGCGCTTTCAAGGGGCTCTATGCCGACCTCTCGGCGCTCCAGGATGCCTATCCAAATCCCGCCGCCGGATGGTTTGCCCTCGTAGGTGACTCACTGCCCGCTGAGGTATATCGTGCCCAAGGCGGGCAGTGGGTGGACACCGGCAGCCAGGGTGGCGAGTTCAAGGTGGACTTCACCTACCGCGATGAGGACATCGACAACATCTCGGCCCAGCTGCAGCAGCTGATGGAGGCCCTGTCAGGGGGCAGCACACTGGACGAGAGCGACTACTTCAAAAACTTCCTGCGGCGCGACAGGGTAGAGCAGACCTCCTATCTGATGAGGCTCCTGGGTGGCGCCGAGTTCGGCAAGTTCATCAAGTCGATGACCGCCGGCAGTGGTGCCGGCATCGACGCACAGGGCAACGCCCAGGTGGAGAGTCTCGAGGTGCGTGGCTACGCCAAGATCATGGAGCTCATCATCAATCGCCTGACCGCGATGGAGGGTGACTACACGTTCACGGAGTGCGGCACCATCGAGGCCATTACCCAAACGACGGATGGAGCCTATGTGCTCACGATGCGCAAGCGCTGGGACTACGACTTCACCGCCTTCAAGGACAACGATGTGCTCTACGGCACGGTCAACACTCTTGCAGTGGACGGCAGCTACTATACGAGCTGGTGTCGCGTCGTGGGTGTCAATCAGACCGCCAACACCATCACCGTCGTCCTCTACAGCGACAAGGAGGTGCCCGCCGGCAAGAATTTCCCGCCGACGGTGGGCATGAACCTGGCACGCCGAGGCAATGCGCTGGACACGTCGCGTCAGTCCTGCTGGTACATCAGCTCGTCGGAGGGCGTCATCATGTACCTGGAGGGCGTCACCAAGCCGATACTCGAGGAGTCGAACTACTACCTCTCGCTCGGCAAGCCGAAGCACCTGAGCCTCTTCAACGGGCTGCAGCTGGACTATAACCATCCCTATCTCTTCGCGCGTGGCGTCATCATTCAGGACCTGTGGCGCGTGGACTACAAGGGCAATCCGGTCTACGTCATCGTCGATGCGGGGCTGTGGAATGCCACCTCGCAGTATGTCAAGGGCTACGATGAGGCGGCACAGGCGTACATCCAACATCAGGTGTGGTGGGCAGACTGTTGCTGGCGCTGTCTTGTGGCTAAGGCTACGATAGGCAAGGAGCCCCGCTGGAACAACACGGAGTGGGTGTGCGTCGTCGGTGACGTCAACTACACGCTCACCATCGAGTCTTCGGCCGGTAACTTTCTGCGCTACGGACGTGAGTACACGACACTTACGGCCACACTACGCCACGGCAGCAAGGACATCACGGCCGACGCCTGGCAGATAGCGTGGACCCGCGAGTCGGGACTCGATGAGGAGGATACCATCTGGGCCATCGCACACCAAGGTGCTGGCATGAGTGTGACACTGACGCCGGAAGACATGCCCTCGAACTGGTATGAGACGCGCAAGGTGGTCTTCCGCTGTACCATCACGCTACTGGAGGGAAGCTCCGACGATAATAACACCATCTCGGAGGTCTTCTCCATCTCATAAAATCACGTAACTAACTAACTATGAAAAAGAACAGTGCATACTTACTCTATGACCCGCTGTCACTGACGGTGACGATGCAGTTTTTGGGAGGTAGCGAGAGCCAGACGTGCAGCGCAGCCACCGGCACCGTGACCTACGACCCGGACCGCACCTTCACGCCGCTGCAGCTCAAACCGCTCTTAATGATCACGGACCCCGAGGGCATCCTGGAGGATGGCGACTACAGCAGCCACCTGCAGGCGTGCCACTGGTATCTGGGCTCGGACAATACGGGTGAGCTGATACTCTCCACGACGCAGGGCTATGACCTGGGCGACAACGGAGCGCTGACGGTGTGGAAGAACATCCCGCCAACGACGACGCAGCCGCTATACTTCGAGGGTAAGTTCGTGGACGACCGCACCGGACGTGCCTTCGTCGTCTCCTCGTCGGTGGTACTGGCCACGACGCAGTCTCAGGACGTGCAGCTCCGACTGCAGACCGACTGGGTGAACCCGATGTCCATCCCTGTATTCAAGGACCTGGCAGAGCGCACCTTAGGCGTGGAGCTCTACAACGGTGAGAACAAAATCGACGACGAGTACGTCAACTTCGTGTGGAAAATTTATGATGCAACCTACAATGGCACAGGCGATTTCCGTGAGATAGGAGAGGACGACCCATGCTACGTCTCGGGACAGGGTACCTCGAAGCTCACCATCGACCGGCGCTTCATCGACAAGGAACGTATCATCTGCGAGGCGAATCTCGTGACCTATCCTAACATCATCAAGACAGCCCGATGCCTGGCGTATCGTGACTACGGGCAGTGGCAGGCCAGCGCCCCTATCTTCACCCAGGGCCGCTACATCCGCACCACGACGCAGACCGTGGCGACGCTGGAGCAGATCACGACGCCCCGTGGAGCCGTGTCTACTCCGGAGAAGTATTTTGACATCGAGCATGTGCTGCTCTCAGGCAGCAATCAGCTGACGATAGGCTACGGCAGCGAGGCCAGCGTGGATGCCAACGTGGTACGCGGACTGGACACCCGTGAGCCTGTCTTCGGTGTGCAGGTGATGACACGCTCGGCGCTGCGACCGCTCACCATCGACGGCCAGCTGCTGAGCATGGACGGCCAGATTGTTTGTGTGCAACTACCACTTAAAACTTAATCATTATGACACAGAAATTCTACGCAGTGCCCTCCGGCATCGCTGAGGCACTCAAGCTCACTAAGCTCCGCAAGATGGATGCCGACGGATGCTTTCTCCTGGCAGGCTTCGACCTGCAGGGTTACGGCATCGAGCGAGCCATCAGGGAAGGCGCTGAGGTCATCGACTCCGCTGAGGCACACACAAGATTTAATGGATAACTTATTTAACGACAAGACGCTATGTATATTTCTGCCATAGACACCCTGGAGTGCTTGGAGGATGGTGACACCATCGTCCCCGGCATGAGCTTTGCCCTACCCGAAGGTGTGGGCACCACGCAGTATTACAACCCCAATAACCAACAGGTGACGCCTGACTATGCAGCGCTCTACAAGGCCGGGACGCCAATTATCATCTATCCAACCTGTTACTCGTCCGGTAAGGGCGTCTTCATCGAGCCCGTTGATAAGTCATGGCAGTGGTATATCAACTCTCCTGAGTCCGAGGAGAATCGCATCTTGGACAGTGTGGGCTCGACGACGGTGCGCGATGCACGTTTTGAGGCGAGTACCTACACAATATCAGGCAAGACCTATCCCTGCTTGAAGATAACGCAAAACCTGGCTTCATCTACGAATCTCAATGACGTCATCATTTATTGCAAATTTACGTATAACGGCATGACTATCACCTGTCATGCAACTATATCGGTAAAGGAGACGACAGGCGATTTATACGAGGTGCTTATCAGCTGTCTCAACGACAAAGATGAAAGTGACACCGTCCTCGATAACGACAACGAGACGCTGACACTAACCGCCTACCTGCAGTGTAATGGCGTCACTGTCACTACCGGAACGGGTGAGTTTACATGGAAACGTGCGACGGCCTCCGGCGACGTCAATGCGTCGGGTACGACCGGAGCCAAGATCTACACGACCGAGGGGTCTAATTTTGCCAACAACAAGATTGAACTGGCCGATGCAGCAATTCAAGGAACCGAGGAGTATTTCGCCGAAATCGTCTACAATGGCGTCACCTATCGTGGCGGCATCCAAGTGGCCGACGTGCACGACCCCTACTTCATCGAGATAGGACGTAGCACCACCTCGACGCTCATCAAGGAGTCGCAGGAGGTGACCTATACGCCTCAGGTGTTCTCCCGTTCTACAGGTAAGTCGGACTCCGGCTGGACCTTTGCTTTCCGTGCCACCAATGATAACGACTATACCTATCAGCAGTCCGGCGTCTCGGAGTTTTCTGTGTCGGGTAAGGACGTCAAGAAGTACGGACAGATTCACGTACATATCACCGCCACCAAGGATGTTAACTCTTAATCTCTAGCGTTATGTATATTGCAGCGTATGACACCCTGATGCCTGCACCCGAAGATGGTGTCGATGGCGTAGATGGTGACGATGGTGTCGATGGCCAGTCGTCATTCACGAGCTATGTTTTCTGCCGGTCGGCCGCCGACGATACCCCGGCGAAGCCTACATCGGCGATGGGCAGCTTTGCGAGCCCTAGCCCCGATGGCTCCGGTTTCAAGGTGAGCAAGACAGGCTCCACGACAAAGACCTACTCTTGGTACGACGGCATCCCTGCTGACACGGGAGAGCACTACCCGGTGTGGATGTCGTCGCGTATCTTTACCTCCGACGGGAAGTCGCCGCAGCAGTCGGCATGGAGTGATCCGAAGATGATGACCGACTCCTCCTACTTTGATGTGGAATATTCCACCAAGGAGTCACCATCAGCTCCTTCCGGACATCCCAACACTAACCTCGTGAGCTCCGGCGGAGACTGGAGCAATGAGCCGTCGAGCGATGCAATATGGATGGCCACGAGCACGTGCGCTAATGGTGCATGGTCTGACTGGGTAGTGGCACGCATCAAAGGGGAGAACGGCATCGGCACCTCCATCCGTTTCCGCTACGACCGCGTCAAGCCGGAGACGCCGGCAACCGACACGCTGCAGGGATGGTTTGAGGCGCCCACGAAGTTTGAGCCGGAGATCTCCATCGAGATGGACGAGACGAACCCGTGGCGGAAAGCCGCCGACGGATACTACGAGATAGACCTTAATGGTAGCGACACGACCAACGAGACGTCGTGCGACGTGACGTGGGAGGCCAATGCTGCAGGGCAGTTTATCGTCATCCACATGGTAGTGGTAGGTCAAGACAACGGATATGCCGATGGTGAGACGCCCGTAGCGATGAGCTTTAAGATAGAGTCGCAGACGAATGTGCAGAAGCTGTCCCACACCATCAACAACAAGACGGGAGAGGCCTACCTGTATCTCTATGCCATCGAGGCCGGCGACTGCTCCATCCGCATGACGTACTCGTCGGCCGGCTATCTGCAGCCCCGCTGGAGACGGATACCTTTGTTTTTGTGTTACGCATCGACGGCCACGGTGTCGGCCAAAGGAATCTATCGCTTTACCGAGCCTGTCATCTATATCCCTGACACCAACTCGACGGAGTCGGTCTACCTGCTCTCGGCTGAGAAGAAGGTGCCGGATACTCCGGTCAGTGACCATTATGAGACCGACTTCATCCCGCCACTCTACGACGACTACGACAGCACCATGACCTATAGCAAGGGCGCGGGTGTCACCTATAACAAGAAGGCATGGCAGTGCATCGTCAACTCCTGTACTGGGCAGACACCATCTTCCGGCTCCACCTACTGGGAGCAGGTGCCCACGTGGACCGACGAGCCGCAGAATCCTACGACGAGTCATCCTTATCAGTATGCTGCAGTGCGCTACAAGGAGAATGCAGTGTGGGGCGACTTCGGCACGCCCTATCTCTTTACCGACAAGGGACTGACGGGTGATACGGGTGTGGGCATCGCAGCCGACACGATGTACTTTCAGGCCACCAACAGCACGGCGGCACCCGCTGTCACCGTCGTCAGCGGTAAGTTCTCCAACAAAGCCGGCAAGTGGAGTACCGCCTCGCAGCCGCTGAGTGCCGACACGCCCTATCTGTGGGCGCTGCGCGTCGTCGACTACACCGACGGGACGCAGTCACGCAGTGCACCTTATATCGCAGGTAACTACTCGTCAGACATTTACAAAGCAACCAAGGTGCCCTATCTTGCAGGTGTCTGGCAAAGTACTATTGAGTACACTCCGACGGAGTATGAGACGCCGTATGTGTACCACAATGGGCAATATTATGTGCTGATCAAGACGTCATCGAGCAAAGGCGAGAATCCATCCGCCGATACATCGGCAGATGTGTGGGCCCACATGGAGCACTACCAGCAGCTTATCGTCAACGCCCTGGTGGCCGACCTGGCGCGCATCGGTGGGGCGGTGTTCTATCAGAACGATGACAAAGGGGTGGCCTACATGTTCTCGCAGTATGGCTATCATGATGATACAGGCGATGAGGACTATAATCCGGCAGAACCTGCAGCATGGGCAGACCTCGTAGCTGCCGCTATGGGGGAGGAAGGCTCCGGAAAGTTTATCCCGCAGCTGCTGCTGGACTTCAGAAAGGGTAAGATATTCGCGCAGGACGCTTTCATCCGAGGCGTCATCTACGCGACGGACGGTGTCTTCCGTGGTACAGTCTATGCTAATAATGGCTCGTTCACCGGGGAAGTCAATGCCACCAGCGGGAAGTTCACCAATGTTGTGGTCACAGGAGACATCACCGCCAACTACAGCCACCACAAGCTGATTACGGCCATAACGGACAACAGCACTGGGAAGCTCTTCATCAATCTAAACGAACAGGAAGGCGACTACATCATAGGCAACGGCAAGGCCACGACGGTCTACCTACCGGAGCTGCAGGTGGGAGAGTGCCGCGAGTACACGGTGGTAAACAGTGTGTCATCGTCGGATACGAGTGTCCTCACGGAACTGACTATGTGCTTTATGTACCGCAACGATGATAGTAGTGCCAAGAAGATAAGCTCCAGCAACGGATCCGGCACGACGTCAGGCTCCGACGGTGGCACCTTCGGTGGCATTTCAGACGACTACGAGATAGCCGGAACAACTAAATTAGCGGCTATCTATTATGGTCTCGGAACAAATGGTGTGGGCTCCATCCCAGCCGGACAGTTCAAGCTGATAGGCTACTGTGTAGATGAGGACAACATCGAGTGGCGCATCATCAAGACAGACAGCCACACAAACGCATCAGGAAAATCATTATAACTACTTAAATATTAGAAGATATGAACTTTATCGACGCAACTACCGGGCTCCCGACACACACCGTGTGCGACCCGGACAACGACTTAACAATGGCGTACAGCGCCTCGCGCAAGCAGTGGGGCCTCGTGCCGCTGCGCTTCATGAGCAATGCGG